CCGACGTCGGCTTCCCGCTGATCGATGCCCACGTCAACGTGATGTTCTCGGACAGCGCCTCGTATTCGGTGATCTTGATCCACGACGTGTTCGATTCCCTGTACGCATACAAGGCTGCACCGGTGGTCACCGTGGCATCTCCGGTTGCGTCGAGAACGAGCGCCATCGCGTTCCGCGTCAACGACAAGGCGTTCCGGGCCGTGATGTCCGCAACGATCTGCAGCACATCCATGTCGGCCAACGCCGACGAGATCAGCGAATTCGCGACGGACGTGATCATCGCCGTGTTCCCCACAGAACGGGCAACACCAGACGAGTTCGTCACATACGTCTCGGCGACCGTACCGGACTGCACAAAGTACATGGCGTCGGCCTCAAGCGTCCCGGGGAGTGCGGTGACTTTATGGAAACGGAGAGCAGGCATGGAAGGTCACCATTCGTGGGAGATCCACTCGTCATCGGGCGGATCAGTGGGAGTAGGGGTGGGCGCCGACCAGGCAAGGTCGACAGTGAGGTGATGTGCACCGGCACCGGAGGGACGGGAATGGGAACGGGGTTGACCGGTCACAACCCACTCATCGGTCCCGTCATCGACCACGTCCCCGGACACGATCACCGTCGACGGGAGCGTGAACAGCCGGCCGGCACGGGTATCGATCGTTCCGGACCCTTCGGCGAGTTGCACGACACCCGGCACAGGTTGCACGTGTCCTTGTACAACGGTCGACGTTTCGATCATCGTCGGGCTGCCGTGTCCGTCGAACCCGGTCCCTGTCCGATGCCGGACCGTGACAGTCCGACCGGCAAGGATTGGGACGTTCATGACACGGTCGGGTCAGCTTCGTCGGTGTGACGGACCCGGATCGTGCCGACCCGTTTCCCTCGGGCTGTTTGCCCTGTCACGCCGAGTGCACGGTCCAACGCTGCCATCTGCCCGACGGTGAGTTCCATCGCTTCGGTAAGCGTGACCCCGGCTTCGATCGAGTAATCACCGATCTGTTCCCGCCGCGCCGCCCCGGCTGTTAGCACTGCGACGACCAGCTGCGCGCAGACGATCCGGACACCCGCCGGTAAAGCGGTCAGTCCGGTGATCGACGGCCGGTAGGCGAGGATCACATCAGACGCCATGCCAAGCAGCACCGAGACACGCGCCTGCTGGGACGTGTCCACGGGACCGTGGAGCGCCTCAACATCGGCAAGCGTCGCGAATGGTGCTGCTACAGGCACAGCTCAGTCCTCGGCAGGCTGTGAGTTGGCGAGAACCCGGAACTGTTCGCACGCCTCACACAACCCGTCAGGATCGATCGACGTGACGAGCTCGAGCAGCTCGGCTTTCGCAGCGGCGATCGTTTCCGGCTTCTGCTTCCGGGCGACAACGTCGGCAGCGTCGGTCAGCTCCTGGAGCTGCTCCGCTGTGATCTCCAACGTGTACCCGGTCCCAGTCCCGGCCGACGTACCCGGATTCGCCGGTTCGACGTCGGCCGGGTCGCGGGACCCGAGCGACACCTCGCACACGAACTCGTACTGGCCAGACAACGCCATCGCCTGGTCGCTCCGCGACCCGGCCTCCGCGTCGATGAAGTTGTCCGCGACCTTGTCCCGGTAACGGTTGACGATGATCTCTGCCATGACGATCAGCCGCGCAACCGGACGATGTGCTCTGGGCGGAGCAGCTTCGCCCCACACAGCATGTCCACCGAGTACACGGACTTCTTGAACGTCTGGTTGTAACCCTTGATGACCCGCAACGCGAGACCGCCATGGTTCACCGTCGCGACAAGCTCGGACGGTAAACCGTCAGGCTTCTCGAGCGTCCGGGTAGCGAACGCGATCGCGTTGCGGTGCATCGCGAACGAGTCACCAACGGCGGTCGCTGCAACGGTCGGTCCGCCGGCGCCGGTGATCATGTTCACGTCAGTGATCGCACCAGCCGGGAAGTTTGTCGACATGTGGTTGTCGAACCCGAACTTGCGGCCCAGCGACGCTTCGCGGATGCCTTCGGTGTCGCCCCGCTGATCAGCGTTGATCATCAACGCGTTCGACGAGTAGTTCGCGCCGACGTCGTTGGTGAGCACCGTGAACCTGCCTTCGGTCGGGGCCAACGCAACGTTGAGGAGCTTCCCGAGCTGGACGAGGTCGGTCGGGTTCGTTGACGGGGTACCTTCCACACCGAACGCTGTCGTGACACCGGTCGACAACGCAAGCGCGATCAGGTCACGATCGACCCGTTGAGCGATGGCTTCCATCGCCGGGGTGAGGATCCGGTCACGGATGTCGTCAACGTTGAACGTCAGGTCCTTATCCGTGATCTCGAACGACACGTCGTAGATCCGGTTCATGGTCATCGAGGTCGACGTTTCCGTCGCGTCTTGAATGACGATGCCGGTCGCCGGGTCGAACACGTTCGCTACGAACGTGGCCGGCTTGCGGATCGTGATCGTGTCTCCGAACTTCGCGCCAAGCTCGGACTCGTAGTCCCGGTAGACGAGCTGCGCCATGAGCGTCTTTTCGTACAGGACAGCCAGGGCCATCCTCGCGATTTTGCCGATGTTGATGAACGTGTTTGCCACGGGAGTTGTCCTTTCAGAGTTGAGTGCTGCGGACTATCCGCGACGCTCTCGGTATCGCTTGAGTTCGGCGGCGATATCGCCGTCGTCGTCGCCTGTCGGCGCTTTGCCGCGAGCCCCAGCACCGGACTTCCCGGCTGGTTTCTCATCGGTCTTTTTGGGGTCGCCCGTGGCGGGCTTGAGGTCCTCGGCGAGCGCTTCTGCGTCCTCGCGGATCTCGTCTTCAGTGGTGCCTTGGAGGCGGTTCCACATCGAGCGGGGCAGTTCGAGTTCGGCGCCGATCTCGTTCCGGAGCGTGCGGAGCTCCAACTCGGCTGCCTTCTTTTCGGCGGCTTCGGCACGGGCAGCGAGACGTTCCGCTTCGGTTTTCCCGGCGAGTTCGGCATCGTCGAACTTGCGGGCCTTCTCCGCGTTTTCTTTCGCGCGGGCCTCGTGTTTCCGGGCGAGCGCTTTCCATTTGGCCGTTTCGGCCTCAGGATCTTTCGGTTTCGGTTTCGGCTTCTCGTCCGGATCCGTTTCCGTTTCCGGGTCGTCGTCGTGATCCGTTTCCGGGTCGTCGTCGTCCGGGTCGTCGCCCGCTTCCATGGTCAGCGTGACGCCGGCCGAACGGAGCGTGGCGAGTAGGAGCCGAAGCTCTTCGATGGGGGTTTGCATGCTGGGGGTTCCTTGTCAGGAAGGGGCCGTTCCGGCCGGGGTGGTCAGTCCTTACGGACCGGGGTTTTGCGGGTTGACCGGGCAGGGTGCACGGCTTCACCGGCTTTCAGTTCGTTGCGCCGCAACGTGACCTCACCGCCAGCGATACCGAACAGGACCGACCCGAGACCTTGGGTGAGGACCTGCGGGACTTCCTGGCCCATCACGGTGATCACTGCGATCGCGGCGATCAACGCAACGGCGATGATCACGATGGACAGTGACGCTTCACCCTTCTCGGACATGTCGTCACGGAGGGCGCGGAGCCGTGGAATGTCAAGCCAGGCGCGGACGTACAGGATTGCGGCGAGGGTCGCAACAGCGAAGAGGGGGAGCATGGTCGGGTCCATTTCGGCCTCCGGTCAGTTCGGGGCAGGGTCGGGGGGCGGGGTATCCGTCGGGTCTGCCGTGTCGGCCTGCCCTGCGTCTGCGAGCGCAGACCAGCGGGCAATGTCTTGCGGTGTGGCACCCCAACGGGCCCACAGCACGGTGAGCGGCACGCCAAGGGTCCGCATCTTCACGAGGGCGTCAACCAGTTCGCCTTCGGTCCGGTACTCCGAGTCACGCCACAAAACTGCGCAACTGAGATCGTCGGCCCGCTCGTCACCCGTTGACCGTAAAGCGAGGCGGATGATCTCTTCCCACCGTTCACCGAACGTTGTCTGCCGCGACCGGCATTTCGAGATCAGACCGGCCTCGGCTGCTTTCAACGCGTCGCCGGAGATGTTGACCATGTTCCCGAGCACATAGTGCGGCGGGGTGTGCGTGACCGCAGCAAGGTGCTGCACGTCCGCCTCGATCGATTTGATGTAACCGTTGAGGTCCGATTCGGAAAACTCGCCGAATTTCGTGTCCGGATCCTCGGAGATCCACAACCGGTCGACGGCGGCTTTGAACGGCTCAACAGCGGTCTGCGTTTCCGGGTCTGTTGGGATTTCGAGGCCGGTTGCCCACCGTTGCCGGAACGCTGCGAATTCGGTTGCGAGCATCCGGCCGAACAGGGTCCGGTTGATGCGCTTCTGAATGGAAACGACAGTTGCGTTGATCTCAGCTGACGGTGGTTTCCCTACACGTGTCTTGTTCTCGAGTTCGACGATCGGAACGACACCGAGCGGGTTCGGACCGGAATGCTCCTCGTCGAGCTCGGCACGTGCCGGGTCCTCCGACTTCTCGGCAACCCACCACTCAACCGAGTCGGGCCGGTACAACACCCATGTCTTCGACGTGCCCTCAGTCCACACTTTCAATGCAGCGACACGCCGGCGACGCGCTCGCGAGTCGTAGCGGACAACGACCTGTTGCGGGTCCTCGATCGACACGACCGGGTGCCCGCCGTCATCGCCAGGCCACACCAGCACAGGACACGCCCCGTGGATCAGAGCCTCACGGTGAGCGGTGATCTGACCGGCGTCCAACCCGTTCGCCTGCCAAATCCCGCGCCACACGTCCAGGTCGTCGGTCTCGTCCTGCCCAGGGTCCGACCCGAACCGGAACCCGATCACCGCGAGCCGTTCCTCCACAGCGTCGACAACGATCTCGCACCAGTTCGACCTGGCCTCCTCGATCAACGCCTTGTACGCCTCGGTCGCTTTCGATGATGCTGTCAACGCCGGAACCGGATGCTCACCCGAGTACCAACGGTCACGTTCCACGCACGCAGCGGCCTGCTTCTTCAAATCCTCCTCGAGGGACTTGATCAGGGCGAGAGTCTCAGCATCAGGTGGCATGCAGACCCTCCCTCGGTCAAGTGTCAGAACCCGGCAGCCCGGGGCTTTCCATCAGTCCGCCGGCGACGTTTCCGCCGTTTCGTCAACGCACCCGCAGCGATCGCGTCCATCCGTGCCTCGTAGGCGAGAACCGCAGCGACCGCAGCATCGATCTTCTTCGGCGACCGAGGCCGTTCCTTCACGATCAACCGGCCAGCCCTCGTCTTACGAACATGGCAATGACCGATGTGAACGGCCAACGTCCGGTCCCCGGTGTGCTCGAGCGTTTTCCCTCGGACCGCAGACTCGAACCGTTCCACGGCAGCAGCCATCTGCCGGTCCCGGTTCGTCCACCAATCGATCACCGTGTCGGCGCCATGCTCGCCACGCCACCCATCGATCCGGTCCTGCCAGTGCGGCGGATCCGCATACAGACGCCACACATCCCAACGCTTCATCGCGCCAGCAAGCGCAGCATCAACCTCCGCGGCGTCAACCTGCCACTCGTCACCAGCCGGACCCTCAGGACGTTCCCACACCCCGACCGGTTGCAACAGGCCCGTCTCCACCTCGCAAGCGATCAACGCTGTCGAGTCATCGAACTGGGCACCATCGAACCCGAGCGTGACCAGCGCATCATCAGGGATAGTCCGATCGACAGCTAACGGCCGCCACTCGTCCGGAGCGATCCACGACGAATCACCCCGCACCACACGGTTCAGAAAGAACCGTTCAGCGTCCGCACGAGTCGTGTCCGGATCCCGGATCTCCTGCAGGACCCGGTCCAAATCCATCCACTCACCCGCCGGCCCGTACACGACCTTCAACGCGGCGAGGAGCTCCTCATCGTCACGCCAATCCACGATCGCCGGCGCTTCAGCGTGATCCCACAACACGCCACGATCAAGCAACGTTTCGTAGGCGAGGACAGCGAACGCGTCGTACGCAGTCTCAGCAACCGAACCGGCACCAGGCAGAAACATGGTCGTCGTGTCAAGACCCCACGGCTCCGACTCGCGCCGCTTCGCTCCCATGTTCCGGCGAACCGTTGCATGCATCGAACGCAACTCGGGCAACGTGTACAAGTGGATCTCGTCAGCGCAAACCCACGTTTCCTTGCCACCATCTTTCGATGACGCACCAGCAGTCGACGGCCGAATCTCCCCATTGCCAGGAAGGAATGTCCGAGTCAAACCCGCGTCCAACCCGGCGAGCTCCTCAGCGATCCGACCCTGCGTAAGCATGATCCGACAGTTGTCGTACGTGTTCCCCGTCTGCCCTTCCTCAGTAGCCAAAATCCGGGCGAACGGCGACACAACCGACCGGCCCACCGGATCACCACGCGCATCCCACCCATCGAACCGGGCCGGAGCCCCAGGACACGTCTCAACGCACCCAATCGCACCAGCGATCTCCGACTTCGCACGACCCTTCGGTCTCGACAGGATCGCCCGACGGAACCGGCGACGACCCGTCCGCTCATCCAACCGGTACGCATGACAGATGAACAACGCCATCTCGTCATCGATCAACAACGGCTGACCAATCACATCCCCCGGACCGTGACACAACATCGACTCGATCCAGTCGATGACCTGCCAACCGAGCGTCGGGAAGTCAACAGGTGGCAAACCCATCAGGACGCCACAACAGACAGACGAGCCCTCCGATCAGACGGAGCCGATGTCGAGGGCGACCCGCCCGACGACGGCCCAGCATCCGCGCCAGGCGGATCGATCTCGACACCCGCACGACGCCGCGCCAACGGATTCAACCCGTACCGGTCCTCCAAATCCTTGATCGCAGACAACGTCTGCATCGGCACCGTCACATGCACCGCAACCTTCCGCACACCCAGCAGCTCGCCCTTGTCAAGCAACTCGACAAACAAACCCTGATCGCCAGCGTCATACACCGACTGCTTCAAAATCGCCAACCGAGTCAACGGCTCCACATCCGACGGCCCCCACAACATCGACATCTCCGACGCCCACAACTCACGCCACCACTCCACGACCAGCGGCTCATAAGCACGCTTCCGTTTCGGCAACGAAGGCACCTTCGAATACTTCGCCCAGCTCTCGCCAGCCGCGACGTGACGGTTCTTCGATTCCTTGTTCGTACGCCGACGCTGAGCGTCAGGCTTCGGGGCAGGACCAGGCATCGTGTCGACTCCATGGACTTTGAAACTGAGTGGCGGGGACAGGACTCGAACCTGCAACCTCACGGGTCATGAACCCGGCGAGCTACCAATTGCTCCACCCCGCTCAGATAGAAATGGCTATGCAGCCTTTCGAGGCTCCAGAAACCCGTACCGGCGAGCCTCAGACACCAGCTCGCTCGCCTTCGCAGGAGAAACGCCAAGCCTCAACCCAAGAACCTTCATCGGGAACTTGACGCCAACAACCTCTGGATACAGCGCCGCAACGGACTGGAACAACTGGTCGTTGCGACGACGACCAGACTGCAAGCGAACCTTGACGGGCGGCTCCCGGACGTCGAACCGATCTCTGACCATCCCTGGGTGAAGTTCCGCCTTCGCCGCGAGATATGCCTGATGTGCTTCCTCAGCCGTATCGAAATAGCCGAGATATCGGTGCTTCCCGTCCACCTTAATCACCGATAACCAGCGCCCCGTTCGGGCATAGAACGTTGTCCCGAGCAGGCCCCCTCGGCGACCACCGCCCATGTTCTGTTGATTGACGGACGTTGTCACGACCCGAAGATTCGCCAGACGGTTGTCATCGCTCACGCCGTTGATGTGGTCAACCTCACGATCAACCGGCACATCAACCCCAGACATATGCAACGCCAACCGGTGCGCCGGATAGCCGACCTGGTCGACCGTGATCTTGACGTACCCGTTGCGCAAACACCCGGCAGCCGCACCCGGGTCGAGCTGGTTGAACGACACCCGCCACCGAAACAAGCCGGTCAACGGGTCGTACTCCAACCGCTCAGCCAACAACGCACGGTCAGGCAACACATTGATACGTTTGCGACTCATCGGGACCTCCATTCGGGTTCCGGTCAGGGTCCGGGACGCTCCAACGTCGCCGGGCCCACCCATTTAATTGCTATGCAGACTTACAAACCCCGAAAACGGGGGTCGAGACTTCCCAAACCCGTATCCAGGGCGACAGCAG